ACCTACAAACGCAAGCGCAATTGCTGCAGCATCAGCAGCTAAGGCAGCAGCAACTGCTGCGGCTAATCAAGATAAAGCAGCAGCAACAACAGCTGCCGCTAATGCCAGAAGCGCCGCTATTGCCCCTAGCGTACAAAATGTTATTGGAAATATTAATACTGGAATTAGTGCATTAAGTAATTTAGTTAATACCAAAGCGCCAACTGCAGCACAACAAGCAACACTTTCATCTTCTTTGGCGGCACAACAAACAGCACTTGCGGCTCAAGCACCTATAGTAACAACTGCTAATAGTTCTTATGACGCTGCAATAAATACAGCTAATACAAATTATAATACTGCCATGGCAGCTGCTGCTGCAATACCTGATACTCCAGATGCTGCTACTCAAGATGCTTGGGCTATTCTTAGCGGCAGTATAGGTTCATGGTTTGGTGGAGACCCAACCCTTACTCAACAAGCTTCTGATTTTATTAAACAAGAAATGCAAAATAACATTGGACCTAATCAAGCTCTTGTTGACATGCGTCAACAACAGTTCTATAAGACCCGTTTTGCAGGTAACACAACCCGTGTAGCAAATGGATTAAATGCTCTTACTGAAGCAGACTATATTGGTCTTGAGAACACATACACTGATTACTTTACTGCGTATGGGCAAAAAACTTTAGCAACTCAGGCTCAACTTGCTACCTTTATTGGTAATGCGGTCTCTCCTACTGAAGTTAAAGACCGCCTTGATATGGCGGTTGTCCAAGTACAACAAGCTGACCCTACAGTCAAAGCTACTCTTAAAAAATTTTACCCAAACATTACAGATGCTAATTTGCTTAGCTACTTCCTTGCCCCTGAGGATACTTTACCTGTGCTACAACGTCAGGTACAAGCAGCCGACATTGGTGCAGCTGCGTTACAACAAGGTCTTTCTACTAGCAAGATTGCAGCTGAAGGACTTGCTGCTTACGGTACTACCTATCAGCAAGCTCAGGCAGGCTATGGCACGATTGCTGAAGTGCTACCTGCTGGTCAAAAACTTAGCCAGATTTACAATGCACAAACTGGCATTGACTATAACCAAGCAGAAGCAGAGAAGCAATACCTGAGGAACTCTGGTGCTGCAACCCTTGAACAACAGAAACTTAAAGACTTAGAAGCTGCACAGTTCCAAGGTAGATCTGGTGTTGTCGGTGCCAATGTAGCAGCTGGATACAGCGGCTCATTTGGCAAGTCAATTCAAGGCTCCTTCTAAATAGATTCCCGACGTGGGCTCACCAGCACCACGCGGTGTATAAGACTGGTAGTGAGATCCGACTTAACCTTCCCCGGGTTTAGTTGCGGCTTGCGATACACATAAACAGAATGGGAGAACGGTTGCTATGGCAACAAACGATTGGGACGACGACGACTTCGATGATGTCGAAGATCAGAATACACCAGTGATGGGTGACGACTTAGTAAAGAAGTTACGCAAAGCTAAACGTGCAGATGAAAAGCGAATCAAAGAACTTACTGAGCAACTTGAGGGATTATCCAAGGTGCAGCGTGAGCGAGTCGTTAAAGAAGTCCTTGATCAAAAGGGTGTAAATCCTAAGGCAGCAAGGTTGATCTTGAAAGATCTTGATAACGTTACTGAAGAGTCAGTTAATAGCTGGCTTGATGATAACGGAGATCTCTTCGGGTTTACCCAGCAGGCTCAGGAAGCAGACCCTCAGCGTGAACTAGACCTAGCGGCACTACGCCAACAGGACATAGTAACGCAGAACGGTATGACACCCGATAAACAAATGGACGCGGTTCAACGCATCAATGATGCAGCTACGGCTGAAGAAATTATTGCAATGATCCAGTCCGGAAACTTTTAATCAACCGAACTAACATCCTCATAAGGAGGTGCAACAATGGCTAACAACGCATATACCAATACTGGGTCTACCTCTCTAGGTGGAACAGCTGGTGGTGCAGGTCTCGTACAAAAGGCGTATGATCGTCTTATCGAGTTCGCACTACGTGCTCAGCCTCTTATCCGCAATGTTGCAGATAAGACCCCTGCTCGTCAGAGCATCCCGGGTTCCTCAGTTGTATTGCAACGCTACGTCGACTTGACTCAACAGACAAACAGTCTGACTGAAACAGTTGATCCAGATGCAGTAGCACTGGCTACCCCTACATACACAACCATTACTCTTGCTGAGTATGGTAACGCAGTACTTGTTACACGTGCTTTGGAACTCTTCAGCCTTGCTGATGTAGATCCTGCAGTTGCTAACATCATTGCGTTCAACCTTGCAGACTCTATCGACACAGTCGCACAGAACGTACTTCGCACAGGTGCTAACGCACTCTACGGCGGAACACGTACATCAACTGCAACAATCACTTCTTCAGATACTTTCACTTCAGCACTTGCTCGTAAGGCAGTTGCTAAGCTACGTACCAACAAGGCTATCCCACGTAAGGGATCTTTGTACTGGGCAGGTATTCACCCTGAGGTTGCTCACGATCTCCGCGCTGAAACAGGCGTAGGATCATGGCGCCAGCCACACGAGTACCAAGCTAACAATGAAATCTGGGCAGGCGAAATTGGAACATACGAAGGTGCATTCTATGTAGAATCACCACGTCTGTACAATGATTTCAAAGGTGCTGCTAAGTCAACATCTACAACAACCACAACAGCTTCTGCTGCTTCAGGTGCATATGTACTTGCTGTTACATCTACTTCAGGTATCTTGGTTTCTGACCTTGTTGCTGGAACTGGTGTTACAACTGGTGCAAACGTTGTATCTATCTCAGGTACAAACGTTACACTTGATCAACCAGTGACTTCTGCTGGTGTTACATCAGGTGCAACAATCACCTTTACACATGAGACAAACGTCTTCAACACTTACTTCGCAGGACAACAAGCTCTTGCTGAAGCCGTTGCCGAAGAGCCACATGTGGTTATCGGACCGGTTGTTGATAAGTTAATGCGTCACCGCCCACTCGGCTGGTACGGCGTACTTGGCTTCTCAATCTACCGTGATGAAGCACTCTACCGTGTAGAGACTTCTTCTTCAATCGACTACTAATAGTTGACTGACTGTAGGGCTGGGTCTTTCCCAGCCTTATGGTAAGTCCACTAAGGAGACTCATGACATACACCTTTACAACGCCCACTACCTCAGAAGGTCCTGCTGGTGGCGGTCGCTTGTTTATTCGTTATCGCTTGAACCGTGGCATAACTGTCATGAGAGTACAAGGGGTATGGCAAGAGATTCGTTACCCAACAGAAGACCAGACTGCATTAGCTGATCCGGGCTTTCTCTTCAGAGGTGGCTATAACCACATACTTAATGACGCGCAAAGGACGGCACTCATTGCAGCAGGATACGGAAGCTACATCACTTACACAGCATGAGCATATAAGTAAGATCCTTGAATGGGGTCTTGATAACAAGATGGCATACAAGCCATCCTTGTACGGATGTACCCAGTGTGATGTCACATCACCAGAACCTTTTAAGTACGAAGATATATTTGTGGACCACACAATATGTGGACCTGATTGCTTTGGTTGTAAAGCCAAAGGACTACAGATGAACGCTGGGGATGCTAAGCATTCAGTAGTTGCATCTGGCACCACTCAGAAGAAGTGGGATAAAGAATTGGCTTTCTATAAGGATGCCCGTGCCCAAGGCGTACAGCCTGAAGGTACATCAAGAGCAGCCGTACAGAAAGCACTCGAAGCCTCAGAGGTTCTTAACAAACCTTATGACGGCGGGAAGATGCCGAAAGCCAGTCACATAAACGAGAAGACCGTTGAGGTCTTAAAGGAAGTAGGGTCAGTCTAATGGCAGCAAAGTATAACGACAAAGCACAAGATGCCAAGATCATGAAGGGCATGAAGCCTGCACAAAAGGCTGCCTTTATGAAAGGCGATAAGAAGATGGATGCTAAGAAACCATCTGCTAAAGCCGATATGAAAATGGACAAGGCATTGGCTAAAAAAGTTATGAAGAAAGGTAAGTAAACATGTGCACACAATGCGGATGCGCTGATACAGCGGTAACGATTAAGGCACCAGTTAGAGTTGCACCGGGTCAAGATGCTTCAATCATCAAAGGCTTCGATGTACCACCCCCATATGGAAAAGGAAACGAATAACATGTCAGACATGATGTCACCTAAGACACGTAGCGCAGCTACCGATGTCTCATCAGTAAACAAGGCAGACTTCTTTGGTGGGGTGGCTCCGGCTGCAGCACCAATGGCTGTGCCAAACGTAGGCAAGACAAGCATGGGTCCTTCAGAAGTTGTTGAAGGTATCTACGTCCAACCTGAAGGCGGACGTGCCAAGTAATGCCTAACAGAATCCCAACACCGGGAGTGCCTACTCCTGCTGTACGGACTTCTAAGTCAGCTCAACCAGCAGCAAAGCCATTGCCAAGTAATGACAATGCTAAAGCTCGCGCAGCAGAAAAAATGCTTAAGCAAGATATGGCTGCAGGAAAAGTTAAGAACTTAGATGCAGAACGTACAAAGATTTTCAAAGCAACAGGTGGCTATGCAAATGGTTACACCAACTAATGGCTAAAAACGAAGGCTTCAAAGCAGTACAAGCAAAGATAGCAAAGAGGCAGGGCATTCCAATGAAGAATGCTGGAGCCATCCTTGCTGAATCTACACGCACAGCTTCTGCTAAAGCTAAAGCAAAGAACCCAAACCTAAAGAAAGTGGCTATGCCACAGAAAAAAGGCGGCAAGTAATATTATGGCTACCGATCCACGTCTGTCCAAAGCTGGAGTATCAGGCTTCAATAAGCCTAAGCGCACACCTAGTCATCCCACTAAGTCACACGTTGTTGTGGCTAAGGATGGCGACAAGGTAAAGACTATTCGCTTCGGACAACAGGGCGTGGTCGGTGACCATAAACCAACAGCACGACAGGCTTCATTCAAAGCCCGTCATGCTAAGAACATTGCTAAAGGAAAAATGAGTGCCGCATATTGGGCAGATAAGGTGAAGTGGTAATGAGTACATACGGCACAGCTTTATACAATGGTACTAGTTATACCCTCTATGGAAGTCCGGGCTCTACTGTTCGTGATGAACTTAACCGCCTTGCTAATGGCGGAGAATACCCAGCTTACACCGCTTACAAAGACGAGCAAGGTGCTGCTAATGCATGGGCAGGCACAACGGGCAAAGCAATCATTGCTGCCCTCAACTATAAAGTTTCTTCAACACGTCAACCACCAGCATACAAAGAGCGCAACGCAGTGGCTAGTGAGCTAGCAGGTATTACAGATCCTGCCAAGTACCTAGAGATTGTCACCGCATTAAGGACTATTGCTTCCTAATGGCTACCACACTTGGAAATTTAATTGACGATGTACAACTTGACATTCAGGGTTTTACCTACCGTCAAGACCGCGCTACCTACCTGACTGCTGCTTGCACCTCTGGTGACCTAATCCTGTCTGTTGGTTCTACTGACAACATTGGTAAAGGCATCATCGAGATTGACAGTGAGATGATGTGGGTTGACAGCTATGACCGTCAGGCTAACACAATTACTATTGCTCCCTTTGGTCGTGGCTATAACAGCAGTACTGCTGCTAATCATGCTATCAACACTAAAGTCATCATCACCCCTACCTACCCACGTATAGCGGTAGCTCGTGCTTTGAATGACACACTCAATGCGGTATACCCAAAGGTATTCGCAACAGCAGCAACAGACTTTAGCTTCTTGGCTTCTCGTACTACATACCAGATCCCATCAGAAGCAATCCAGATTCTTTCAATGTCATGGCAGACAGTAGGACCAACACGTGAGTGGTTGCCTATTCGTCAGTGGCGTTGGGACCCAATCGCAGATACTGCGTACTGGGGAGTACAGACTCCAGACGGACCTAACTCTGGACTATCTAAGACCGTATCACTTTATGACAACATTCTACCGGGACGTACTGTTCACTGTGTCTACGCAAAGATGCCTGTTCAGATGGTAAATGAAACAGATAACTTTGAATCAACCACAGGCTTGCCTTCGTCTATGAGAGACGTAGTGATTTACGGTGCTATGTACCGTCTGTCATCTTTTGTAGATCCAGCCCGTATCTCTATCACCTCTGCAGCAGCGGACGAATACGAAACTAAACGTCCATACGGCACAGGTATCAACGTAACAAAACAACTTCAGGCTTTGTACATGCAACGCCTTGAAGAAGAATCATTAAAGCAAAAGCTCCAGTTCCCAGCCCGCGTCCACTACAGCCGATAGGTAGATAGATGACAACTCGTAAGTATACGTCCAAGTCTCAACAGACTACTCTCACATCATCAGTTACATCAGGTGCACTTACGTTACCTGTTGTGTCTGCTACAACTTTGCTTGGTGGAACAACTGTTTCAACAGGTCAAACCTTTACGGTTGTTATTGACCCAGATACGTCGCTTGAAGAAATTGTAGATATTACTGCCATAAGCAGTAACAACCTAACAGTTACTCGCGCCGTTGATACCACATCAGCACAAGACCACTCAGCTGGTGCCGTGATCCGTCACATGATTATCGGTCGTGATCTACGTGAAGCCAATACCCACATTGAAGCTACCAATGGAGTGCATGGGATAGCAGCAAGCTCTTCTGTAGTCGGTACACAAGATACTCAGACCCTGTACAACAAGACCCTTATTGCACCTACCCTGACATCTACCCTTGAGAACGATTCAGGTATCACCTTTGAAGGTGCTACAGCAGATGCTTATGAAACCTTCCTGACTGTTGTAGACCCTACTCAAGACAACACAATAACCCTGCCTAATACATCAGGTACCTTGGATATTATTGATGCTGTTCAAACTCTTACTAACAAGACATTAACTACAGCAACCCTTGGGTCTAACCTTGCTGCTGGTGGGTACAAAATTACAGGTCTTGGTACACCAACTTTAGGAACCGATGCGGTTACAAAGACTTATGCTGATGCTAACGTAGCAGCTGCAGCAACTTCTGCTGCCAGTGCTGCTACTTCTGCTACTTCAGCAGCCGCTAGCGCTACTGCTGCTGCCACATCTGCTACTTCTGCTGCTGCTTCTG